ATGCAATTTTCAAGGCAACATCATTGTTGGTGACTTTGAAAACGGCAACATTTACCAGTTAGATTTGGTGCAATACGCTGACAACGATCAACCACAGAAGTGGTTGCGCTCATGGCGCGCGCTGCCCACCGGTCAAAACAATCTTAAACGCACATCACAACACAGTTTGCAATTGACTTGCGAAACAGGCGTGGGGCTAAACTTATACCCCGCGTATGACTCGCAGGATTTAACAACTGAGTCGGGCGACATATTGGTGGCCGAATTTACGCAAGGTTATTTGGTTACCCAAGCTAGTGATCAGTTAACTACTGAAAGCGGCGACGGTTTTGAACCTTTGGTTACGATTGATTGGCCAGAACCTTATCCTGATGGATACGCACTATCGACTAACGCTTACGCCGAAGCGCCAGGCTACACCCCTAAAGTTATGCTGCGCTGGTCAGATGACGGTGGCCACACATGGTCAAACGAACATTGGACAACAATGGGTCGGATCGGTGAGTACGGCACCCGCGCTATTTGGCGTCGTTTAGGTATGACGCAAAAGTTGCGCGATCGTGTTTACGAAGTATCAGGCACGGATCCGGTCAAGATTGACATTGTGGGCGCTGAACTAATTATCAGCGGCACAAATGCCTAATATCACCCAAATCCCCGCACCCCGCGTACCGGTTATTGAAATCAACACGGGGTTAATGACAACGCAATGGTTTAGATATTTTAACAATATCAACACCATTGTTGGTGGCGGCACGGGTGTTACACCCACTAGCGCCGGCGGTACGGGTACAGATACCATTCCGTCAAATGGTCAACTTTTGATAGGCAATAACGCCGGAACATATACGGTTGCATATTTGACAGCGGGTGCGGGGCTTTTTCAAACGCCTGGTAACGGCGCGCTTACGGTGGGGGTATCTAACACCTCTGTGACCGCTGGAGCGTATGGCTCGGCGGCTGCGGTAGCAACTTATACCGTTAACGCAAGAGGGCAGCTAACCGCCGCCGCAAGCGTACCAATAGCAATTACCAACGCACAAGTAACTGGTCTAGGCACAATGTCTATCCAAAATGCAAACGCCGTAGCTATTGTTGGCGGTTCAGTTACGGGTACAAATTTAAATACCCAAACGGATAGCAACACCGTTTTAGCGTGGATAGGATTGTAATGGCATACTCAACAATAACTCCCGTCAAGCTAGGGCAAGCCGCAATTACTACCGGCGCAACAACCTTGTACACCGCGCCGGCGTCTACGCGCGCTATGGTCAAAGAAATAGACGTGGTCAACACCACAGCGGGGTCTGCCACGTTTGACGTGTACCTAGTGCCTTTATCTGGCACGGCGGGTACGGGCAATGCCATGTTTTACCAACAGCCGTTAAACGCTAATGAAACTTTGCAATGGAATGGTCTTCAGGTTATGAACGCCGGTGAAACAATCCAAATCAAAGCCTCTACAACTGGTCTAACAATTACGGCAAGCGGCGCGGAGGCGGTGTGACCGCCCTGCACATGATCTACCAATCTGTGCAAGATAGGTTACCGTTTGGGTACGATGAATTTGCAGCAGCAGTAAAAGATTGGGAAATAGTACCGGTTGTGCAACGCGGCAAATTGTTTGGCGGCGTCATGGTCAAAGGCAATGAGATTCACGTTGGGTTTGCTGAAAAGCCCACGGCAAGCATTCGTAAGAATATCAGGGAAATACTGACGCCTTTGTTTGAAAAGCATGGGTTTCTAGTAACAAGTGTTCATATTAGTAATCAAAACGGTTTAAATTTCTGCAAACGGCTAGGATTTGTTGAAATTGCTGAAGAAAGCGATAAAATCCTACTTAGATGCGATAGGAGTAAATATGTTAGTTAAGACCTACTTGAGCCGCAGACAGACTAAATCAATGTCTAGCGAATTTCCTATTGGCGATCCAACAGGCGGCGCAGCTTACCGAGAGATGCGTGATCCTACAACTGCGGTTGCAGCGTCAGCGGGCGCAAATTTGCTAGGCTCAGTCATTGGTGGCCAAGCGTCTAAATCTGCTGCCAGTACACAAGCCAACGCATCTAAAGCGGCGATTGCACAACAATACGCGGCGGCGCAAGCCGCTATTGCAAACCAACAACAAGTGTTGGATTCGCAAATGCGAAACGCGGGTGGAGTTCAAACCGCGCAAACGCAGCAAATGCAAGACCAACTTAACCAACAATTAGCAGTCGCACAGCAAACGCGTGACGCTCAGTTAGCGGTTGCTGCACAAACACGCGACGCGCAACTTGGCGTATCTAACGAAGTTTTAGGTAAACAAGAGGCAGCATACAACCCGTATCAGCAAGCGGGGCTCGCCGGTCAAAACCAATTGCTTAACTACCTTGGCATTGGCGCTGACACAGGATCACAAGGCTACGGTCAGTACGCAACAGCACAGTTCACGCCCGAGGCGTTTGCCGCTAACCAAGACCCAGGCTACGGCTTTCGCATGAAAGAAGGCTTGAAAGCCGTTGACGCTCAAGCCGCCGCGCGTGGTGGCTTGATCTCGGGCGCGGCACTCAAAGCCAGTCAACGCTTTGGTCAAGACATGGCGTCGCAAGAATACCAAAACGCTTTTAACCGTTACCAGACTTCGCGTTCAAATACGCTTGGCTCTTACCAAGGATTGCAAGGCACAGGTATGCAAGCTGCGGGCGGCTTGTCAAACGCTGCGGGCAACTATGGCACAAACGCTATGGGCGCATACGGCGGCTACGGCGCGGCGGCTAACAACGCATACGGCAACTACGGTTCGGCAGCGGGCAGCGCTTACGGGGCGTTAGGAACGGGTCTATACAACGCCACAGGCAACGCGGGCGGCGCAATCAACAGCGCGTATGGCAATTATGGCAACCAAGTCACCGGCGCTTTAACAGGTTTTGGCACAAACCAAGCTAACCTGACAACCGGTGCGGCAAATGCCACGGCAGCAGGGCAGGTCGGTCAAGCCAACGCTTTGAATCAGGGTATTAGTGGCGCGTCTAACGCTTACTATCAGAATCAGATGTTGAATATTTTGCGAGATAGAAACGGCTTGAGTGACGCGCAAGCTACTGCGTTAATGAGCAAATAAGGAATAAGTATGCCAATCGATCCAAATATTGCACTAGGCGTCAAACCTATTGAGCAACCCAATATGCTTGGCCAGATGGCGCAAGTCATGGCAATTCGCCAAGCGCAGCAAGGCTACGAAAGCGAAAATGCTTTGCGTGATTTTTACTCGCAAGGGGGCAACGTATCTACGCCAGAAGGTCGTCAAAAAGCCCGCGCTATAAATCCTATTATGGCAGGTAAACTTATTGAACAAGAAAGTCAAATTTCTGCGCGCGATGTTACCACGGCTGAAAAATCTTTAGCAATGCTTAAAGACCAAGGCGGGATGGTTAGAACTCCGCAAGACGCAGCAAATTGGTTGACTTCATTTTACAAAAACCCGCTTACCCGCCCGTATGTTGAAGCGCTTGCTCCAATGGATGTTGCTTTAGCCGCAATTCCAAATGACGCCGCCGGACTTGAAAAATGGGTTCGCGGCGCATCTTTAAAAGCTAAAGATATATTTGAATCGGCTGATGCGCAATTAGGCGCTAGTTCACGCATTCAAGCGGCAAACATTAGCGCCGGCCCCGCAAACCGGCGTTTAGATTATGACATAGCAAACCCTGCACAACATTTTTTCACCGGCGATGACAATACGTTAATGACCGCACCGCAGCGAGGCGCTGGGGGCGCTAGGCCGGTGCCTATGGCGGGCGGCGCGCCACCTGCGCCGACACCACAGATTTCAATTGGTGGTGGTGGTGGGGCAACGCCTATGGGCGGCGGGTCAAGTATTATGGTTAACCCTGCGCCTGTAAATGCTTTGGCTCCATCAGCGCCTATTAACCAAAACGCGTTGATCACTCAAGCGCAGCCTACCCTTGCTCCCGCCGCACCAACGTACGCAAAAGTACGGGCAACGCCGGTTACTAAATCTGTGGTAGACCCCACAGACCCCGCTGGCAAACGCATGATTGAAGTTGACGCCAACACTTATGTGGCCGGAACAGGACTTGGCGCCGACGGAAGAGGCGCGCCGCCTAAAGGTGTTCTTGGCGTTGCTGCTTCGCAAATACCACCTAACTATATGCCCGACCCAAATAATCCTCAGGGAGTTATTCCGGTGCCTGGCAGCCCTGCTGATCCTAAAGCTATTTCGCCTTCGGGTTATCGCAGAACGGCAAAAGGAGATTTAGAAGCTATACCTGGTGGCCCTCAAGACCCTAAAGTAATAGCTGCTGCCAATACAGTTAAGTTGTCTGCAAAAGATGCGGCGGCGCGAGAGGCTAAGTATCCGCAAGCTACCTCAGCCATTAAGAGTTTTGACGCAAAGACAGACAAATTTGATCGCGACATTACTGAGTTGTTAGCAAACGAAAAAGGGCTAAATGAAATAACGGGATTCTTTTCCGGCAGAACAGACTTGTCTGCAATGAGTAAAGAAGCCCGCCGCGCGCTTGCTTTGTTTAATACAATTACAGCCAAAGGTGGTTTTTCTGAACTTCAAGATATGCGTAATGCGTCGCCTACTGGCGGCGCGTTGGGCAACGTATCTAACCAAGAAGGTAAACAACTTATTGATTCGTTTGCTGCATTGTCGCGCACTCAAAACGGCGATGACGTACGCAAAAGTTTAGCTACAGCTAAGTCTGATTTACAAAACTTAAAAACACGCATGAGAGAAGCGTATGATTTAACATACGAATACAAAACACCGGCAGACGGCGGGTTTACTTATTTAGGCAGAGAACCATAATGGCTAAATTTAGAGTTAAAGGCCCTGATGGCGCTATCCATGTGTTTGACGGCCCTGAGGATGCAACGCCTGAACAAGTGACGGCGTTTGCACAACAGCAATTTGCGCCAAAATCTGAGCCTGTAACAACACCAACGGTTGAAAAGGGAATGCCGCAAGAGCGAACCCTGATGCAAGAGTTCAACGCCCCAATGGCAGGGCTTTATAAAGGATTTAAAAACGTATCCGATACATTGGTTCGGGGCGGCGCAAGCGCGTTGGATTATGTTGCGGGTACTGATACCCGCCAAGCAGTAGAAGAAGCTAAAAAGCGCGACGATGCAACGTACAACCGAGTCTATGGCAACAGCGCGGTAGCTAAAACAGGCGAGTTTGCAAGTGAAATAGCCTCAACAATGGTGCCTGTTGGGTTGTTAGCAAAAGGTGTAACTAAAGTTGCAGAACTAGCGCCTTCGCTTGCTAAGTACCTGACCCCCGTGGCTGAATCTATTGCCTCGGGCGGGTTTAAAACGGGTTTGCCCCAAACTGCAAAAGAAGCGGCAGCAGCGGGGTTAGCTGCTGTTCCTCGCGTAACCGAAATAGGCACACGCGCGTTAGGCGGCGGCATTGGCGGCGGAATAACCGCAGGGTTAGTCAACCCTACTGAAGAAAGCGTAGCCTTTGGCACAGGCGTAGGCGCATTTGTACCTGCGGTAGCAGTTCCGGTAGCCAAAGGTATTATTGGTTACGGACGCTCAATGTTTGACCCTGGCACCGCCGCACTAAATAAAGCCGTGGGTGAGCAAGGCAATGAACTTGTAGCGGCGTTGCGTAACCCCAACGCCGTGATTGTGCCAGGCTCTTCACCTACGGCCGGTCAAGTAGCGTCTACTGTAGGTAACACTAAATTTTCAGGGTTTACTAAAGACTTGGCGTCATTACCTGAAGCCTCTCAAATTATTGCTGACAAAACCGCACAATCTAGCCAAGCGCAAATAGCGCAGCAAGCCCGCGTTGACGCGCGTCTTCAAGGCGTAATTGACCGCGTCACACAAAAGATTGACGACAACCTTGTTACGGTTACACCGTCTGAAACGGGTAACAGCTTACACGCAATTGGTGAAGCAGCTAAAACAAATTTTAAAAGCAGCGTACTTCGACCAGGTTACGAAAACGCGTTTGACTTAGCGGGTAACGGCAAAATTGACGTATCTAATGTGTTGGCTAAAGCTGAAGACATTTTAGGGCAAAAGTTGTCTACGTTTGCGCCTGAAACAGCGCCTACTACGGTGCGAAAATTGTCGGTGTTCCAACCTAAAGCGCCGGAAGCCAAACCTCTGGGCGGCGGCTTGGTGTCTTCAAAAGTTAAAACTGCGGCTGAAGCGCCAGCAGGGCCACCTGTGGCTACGCTTAGAGAGTTAGATGACGTTCGTAAAGCCATTAACGCTGACATCCAAGCGGCTAAGACGGGTGCTAGTCCAACCAACCCTTCTACGTTGCGTAACTTAATGCAACTGCATCAAGAAATTGATGATGCAATTGGTAAGTCTGCGGCAATCCCCGACGCAGCCAAAACCGCCTACGCCGATATTGTTAAGACTTACCGCACCGAATACATACCTCGGTTTAGTGAAGGCGCTAACGCCAACCTGTTTAAGCAGACGTCGCTTAACGAACTCAAGACCAAGCCTGAAGATGTCATTACCAAATACTTTAACCCTGGTGGTGAGTCTGAGGCCAAGCAATTTGTAAACTTGTTTGGTAGCAACCCCAACGCTTTGAAGATTGCCGGTAAAGGCATTGAAGACTTGTACCGTCAAAAAGTAGTAGACGCTACAACTAACTTGGTGAACCCCACGGCCCACGCCAAATTTTTAAAAGATTACGCGCAACCCATTAGGATTATGGACGAAGCGGGTATGGGGTTAGGGCAGCGCTTTGCGACCGTGGGCAAAGACGTGCAGCGTTTGCAACGCTTGGAAGGTATGCAAGCAACAAACGCAACTAACCAACTAGCGCCTAGTATCCCTGCCGGCCCCAACGCGCTTGCAGTTGAGCAACGCATTAACCAATTGACGCAAGGACTCAACCCTCGGCAATTAAGCGCGGTTAACGCCGTACGGGATGACTTAGCGCGTACCGCTGAGTATGAGCGTTTAGCGCAAGCTGGTCGTACAGGCGGCGTAAGCAAGATTGCTAGTGAAACAGGCAAAAGTGGGGGTATGCCTTTTCCGAGTTTATTGAATACCTCAGTTACAGCGTTTAACTTTGCCGTTAAACGTTTGCTAGGTAGAATGGATGAAAAAGTTGCTATTGCTTTAGCTACCGAATTAGCCAACCCTGCGTCTGCTGCAAAAGCTATTGAACGTGCAATGGTTAAGCGAGGCAGTCAAGAAATAAATAATCAAGCTGTTCGCAACGCCCTTCGCCCCGTCACAATGGGTGGTATCAACGCTTTAGTAGGACAAGACTAATGGATTGGCAAAACGTCATCAACGTAGGCATAGGATCACTATTCGCAGTCGGGGGATGGTTTTGCCGCCAGCTATGGGATTCAGTCAAGGAACTCAAGACCGACATCTCTGACCTCAAGCTGCACGTTAGCGACGCCTACGTTAAGAAGTCTGAAATGGATACGCTCAAGTCCGAAATGGATAAGCGGTTCGACCGCGTTGAGATGTTGCTTGACCGCTTGTTCGATAAACTTGAATCAAAGGTAGACAAATGATTGATTACTTGAAATCAGAGTGGCAAGCCTTTGTAGCATGGCTGTGGCGCATGGTGGCTAAGTTCTGATGGATCGCTGGAAAAACAG